ACTGATGAGGCGAGTTTCTGAGAATCTACGCGTCCCTGAATCGAGGGGTAGCGAGCGAGGATGATGGCTTCAGCATCCTGGATAAGTGCGCGAAGCAACTGGTCGTTATCGGGAACATCATCACCGATCCAACGCTCGCGAATGTCTTGGGGGGTTGTCCAGTTCATGGGGTTCCTTCGTCGAGGGGTTAAACAGAAAAGTGGGTCGGGCCGAAGCCCGACCCACTCTTAAAACTGCGGTACGGACTAGGCCGTAGCGGTGATGTACTGCACAGCCGTGGCCAGCGTGACCTTCGAGCCGTAGACGTGGAGTCCGCGGACGATGTCGCTGAACGAGCTGATGTCGCGCAATGCTTCGACCTTGTCGAGCTGCGAAACGTAGGCAGTAGCGGCTTCGTGGTAGCCGATTGCCTGAGGCTTGGTCTCGGTGAAGAGAGCAGACTCGACAATCGTCATGCCGTAAAGGCGGCCGATAACACCGTTGCGGAGACCAGCGTCAGCGCCAGCCTGGGCAGCGTCGCTGAGGCCAGCGAGCAAGAGGTCTGCCATGTTCGAGTTAACGACGCAGAAGCGACCAGCCGCAGGGACCTTCGCAGCCGACATAGCGGTGCGGAGCTTGCGGAGAGCAGCCTTAGCCTGGTCACCGGTGGTGATAGCGGTCGTACCCTGTGAGGTACCGCCAGCGATCATCTGAGCGATGACGTAGGACTCTGAGGTCTCAGCAAGAGCCTTACCAGCGGCAACAGTCCACTGGTCGAAGGTGCCAGCAGCCTGAACGCGGTCAACGTCGTCGACCTTAAAGGCGAACGCCTTCTTCTGGTTGATGAGCAGCTGAACCGTCGAGTCGCTCAAGGCCTCTGCCGTGAGTGAGCCTGAGTAGGTCGAGATGGTTGGGGTGACAGCGCCGGTCACGTTGACGGTGTTTCCGTCGCGGACTTCACCGGCGTAGGTCGTGGTGAGCGTAGGGATAACTACCTGGTTCTGAAAGAACGCGGTGTTAACGCCGGCCGCCCAGATCTGGGGAATGAAGTTGCTAATCGCCATGATTGGAACTTCCTTTCTTTGTTAGGGGGTTGGGTTAAGACTTACCTAGAAGCACATCGAGTCGCCCTGCGGCCTTCGCTGCCATGATCTCGGTGGGAGTCATAGTCTCCAAGTCTGCACGTTGCAGTTGTCCTGGGACTACTGGCAAGAGTGATTCTGGGATTACCCACATCTTACACACGGCCTCATTTTCGATGTAGCCGGTGACAATCTGACAGCCATTTGAGAGCTCATCGAAGAAGATGCAGTTCTCGCACTTGATGCCGTCAGCCTTAAATGGGTTCAGCGTGCCAGGAGCATAGTGAGCACCGTCCGCGAGGCTGGACTGGTCGAACTTGCCATACTCCAACGCTATTTCTGCATAGTCAGTGGCGAGGTCTTGCTGACGTTCATTCAGCGAGTTCCATTCCTGCGAATCGGGTAAGCCCATAACGGTTCCTTAGTTTTTGCCCAGGAGCGAGTCGAGGCGGCCATCGGCCTTTGCCTTCATAATCTCTTCCGGTGTCATGCGGTCCAACTGGTTAATGTCGGTGATGGCTCCGGCAGTACTCGATGAAGGCTTGCCCTGGCTTGGGTCTGGGGTAGGGGTTTTCGGTGTGTTTGCCTGGGCAGATTGGATCATCGAAAGAATGATGTCTGCTTCGGCCTCGAGTTCCTCCTGGGTTGCACCCTTGAGTAGTCGAGCTGCGTCTCCAGTGATGCCCTTTTGTGAGGCAATCTGAAGGCGCAGGAGTTCCTGCTGAGCCTTAGCGGCTTCAGCCTTAGTCGTTGCGAGTTCCTCGGCCAAGCGTTCCTGGACTGGCTTCTGAGCGGCTTCGTACTCGCGCCATGCGGCAGCGGCCTCTGCGTCAGCCTTAGCCAACTTCTCCCATTTACGAGCATTCCGCTTCCACTCTTCCAGTGATTCGGTGCTTGCCGATGGGGTCAAATCAGGTGCTTCGACTTCGGTAATCGATTCTGCGGTCGCTTCGGCCACAGCATCGGTCTTGGGGTCTGTCATGTTTGCTCCTCTGCAGGATTAGGTGGCCATGCGGCCGGTTTAAGCGCGTCCAGTGTTTTGACGTATTCGTGCAAGTACGTCTTGAGCACTGCCGCCCTTCGCATCATCATACTCTTGAGCGAAATCTGCGTAATAGTCCGGCACGATTGGTCCCTCGCCTTCGTAGATCACTTCGACGGTGCAGTGACAGTTCGAGTGGTAGTCGGGGACGTAGTCGAAAGTGCGGACTCCAATGAGCTTGCCTTCGGCCGAGTTCGTAGTCGTAAATGAGAGCATGGCGCAGAATGCGCAGGCTCCTGGTTCGGCCACGCGCTGAATCGTCTTAGTGACGGTGTCCTGCTCGGAGTTGTAGGTCATGGTGTCGCGGTTGTAGTTCGCCACCTGGAGGGTCAGCGCCTCGGCAAGTAGGTTCGGCACTACATCGGGACCTTGCTGCATGAAGGCCGCCATGCCGTAGTTAATCAGGGTCTCGGACTTTGCCACCGCGTCAATCGTGGGGATTACGGCCTTATAGGGCTTCGAGGCGTTAGCGAACAGTGCTCGAGTGGTGTCGTAGTAGTCCGCGGCCGTGACCGCGTTGATCTGGCCGTATCGAGCCACGATGCCAGGGATGGCCTGACGAATGAACCCACCGAAGTCATTCTGAGCGAGACCAGTTCCCTGACCGATGACTCGAACCGCCTCCTGCTTAGCCAACGTCGAAACGTGGAGCATAGTGTTTCGGTTCTTAAGCGCGAGAGCCTTTCGGGTCGCTGGCATTAGGGAGCAGGTGTGGGATTAGCCGCCTGAGCCAACTGTGCGACCAAGTTAGTAGCACCGGCACGAGCCTTGTCACGCTCGAGCTGCGCCTTCTCGGAGTCGCTGAAGTTCAGTCGGTTGTAGGTCACTTCGGAATCGGGGAGCAGAACGCCAGCCTGAATCAACTTCACTGCCGCGTCAGTCGAGGCGGCCACGGTGGGTGTCGAGGCATCACGCCAGATGGGACGGACCGCGTTCACCTGCTCGGGGATTGCACCATCACGGATCAACAACGACAACTTCGCCACTTCTGTCCAGGTGCGGCCAAACTGCTTCTGACGGCGCTCGGCCTTCTTGACTAGACGGTTCTCGAGCGCACGAATGGCATCAGCGCTGGCAGGGTTGTCAGTCTGAAGTCCGAGGTAGGAGGTGGGGATTGCGGTCTCAGCGGCGAGAATCTGAGCGTAAGCGCGCAGCTGCTCGAAGTAGGGAGCCGGTGAGTTCGCCTGGAACTGGCCGACTTGAGGCATCACGCCATCGTCATCGTTGTAGCCGATACCGAGGACGCGGCCCTGAATGACCGACCAGCCTTCGGTGGGGTTTCCATCAGCGTCGACGAAGGCATCTTCCGAGGCTCCGAGAATGTAGCGCTGAGGTGCTGAGTAAAACTCACGCGCCACTTCGGCACCTACCAGGGTGCGCATGGCGGAGTCTGTGACCGACATTACTGCTCGAGTGATTTCAGAGCGTCCCCAGGGGTCTCCAGAGCGAGGGTTGTTGATGAGGGGAGCGCAGGGAACGCGGCCGAGGTTGTGGTCGTCACGTGAGATTTCAGCCCAGCCATCGCGAGTGGCACCGAAGTAGATCGTGGTATCTGGCAGGTAGAGGGAACCGGAGTCAACGCGTCCCTTTTCATCGAAGTTAGCCAGGAGCGCAGCGATAGGACGGCGAGTTCTCATGTCGTAGATGGCCGTGGCGCGCTTGGGGGACTCAATCGTGATGAGGGGGTCAGGCTCGCCTTCCATGCCCTTGCCGACAAAGACGAAGCCGGAGCCATAAATGAGCGCGTCCTTGTGGCCCTGCGAGGATTCGAGGTCGAGTTCGTTGGCTCGGTAGACCTCATCGAGCCCGAGGTTGGCACCGCCAATCCAGCCCTCGAAGTCCAGGCGCTCCTCGAGCACATCAACGGCAGTCCCAGCCCAGCCAACAACGGAGTTCAGCAGGCGCAGGCTCGGTGGAACTGAGATTCGTAAATCCTTGAGGCGCTGCTTACCTTCGTAGTAGCACTCACGAACGGAGTTCTGAAACTGATGATTCATCAGCTTGGTGCTTAAGGCCTCGATGAGGTTGGATTCTTCGATACTGAGACTCATAGGATTAGCGCCTTCCTAGACGTTGTGGATTTCTGGCGCTCTTTAGTTGCCTGGCGAGCACCGTTCGCCAGTACCGCACAGGCGAGTAAGTCGATTTTGCGC